GGTGATACTAAAATAAAATACGCTACCAACAATACCGGAGAAGTGGCATTAAGAACTATCTCCACCAAAACAAAAGAAAATCCTAAATCAACTATCTCTATTCCTTTAACATGGGATAGAAAAGACTTATCCCAGGTATCTAGCAGTAATTCTCAAGATTCTCCAACAATATCTGAAGATTTTAGGGCCCAATTATTAAAAGATGCTAGTTTAGGACAACAAACCTTCCTTAGTATTTCCCCTAGCTATAACCCAGGTGCAGCTAATACAGGCAATATTGAAAAAAGAACCAATTTTAGAGGAGCTGGTGCTAGAGGAAATAGAAAAAATTATAAAGAAGGTAAAAAAGATATTACAGCAGGTAGAGTATTAGGTCCTACTGACTTAATTAATGCTGTTCCAATTTATCAAGACACTAATGCTTCTAATAATCCTATTTTAAAAGATTTAGTTGATTTTCGTATAGGAATATATGATAATGATACTATTGGATTTAGTAATAATATTAAACTTAACTGGCTTCATTTTAGAGTCCTTTTAGATGATTTTTCTGATTCGTATAGTTCAGAATGGAAAAATATAAACTATATGGGTAGAGCAGAAAGTTTTTATAAATATGATTCATTTAAACGAGATATTAATATTGGATTTACTGTAGCGGCTCAGTCAAAACAAGAACTTTTACCAATATATAAAAAATTAAATTATTTAGCCTCTTCAATGGCTCCAAGCTATTCAGCTAATGGGTTTATTCGTGGAAATTTATCTCGAATTACTTTAGGTAACTGGCTTTGGGAACAACCAGGCTTTATTTCTTCAGTAGATCTATCTATCCCTGAAGAATCTCCTTGGGAAATTAATTTACCACTTGATGGAAGTACAGATGAATTTGTTAAACAAGTTCCTCATATGGTTCAAGTTAAAATTAAATTTACTCCTATCCATCGCTTTAGACCAGAAATTACTAAGTTAGGTAACCTAACCAAACCTGATGATTTCTCAGAAAATAATATTATTTATCAAGATCCAACATATGGTCCTCAAAAATATATTGCTCTAAAAGATAATACTACTGATTCATATATTAATAGACCAATATCTCCTGAACAAGTTGCTTCATTAACTAATGCTTCTACTTTTTTAAGTTTTAACCAACAAAATGAAATTGATACCTCAACTTCCTCTGAGGAAGATTTTAATACTTGGGGTACTCCACAAACAACAGCAGAATAATGAATAGATATAGTGTAGCCCAAATAGTTAAAACTGTAGAAGATCCTAAAAGAAGATATACAAATATAAAATATCCTTCTATTTTTCCATCTTCTGCTGATATTTATGTATATACCGGTCAAGGAGATAGATATGATACTTTAGCTTTAACATATTATAGTGATACTACATTGTGGTGGGTAATTAGTAGAGCTAATCCTTCACAACCCAATGATACATTATACCCAAATGTTGGAGCCCAAATTAGAATACCTAATCCTTCAAGAATACCTAATATAATAGCAAACTTCCAGAGTTTAAATAATGTAACAATTTAATAAAAGTTTTTATGGCACTATTAGGAGAACAAATCCCAGATTATGTTAAAAACCAAATAAAAGTTAGACAAGCATCTTATGGTAGTGGAATTTCTTCTGATTTGTTAAGAACAGATGAAACTTTACTCTATGCTAATGCAAGAAATGCCTTTATTAAAATGGCATCAGGAGTATCCATTTCAGAAGATAAATTAAAAGAAATTGGATTTCAAAATGCACAAGATTTAACAGATTTAAAAGGAATGGGCCTTGCCAAAAAATATGTTTTATTTGGTGGTATTTCTGAAATGGGTATTAGTCAAGGAGGAAATGGAGTTTTAAACCAAAAAACAGAATTTTTCGGTCCTAACGGAGCATATAGTGCTCTTAGCAATGATTTTGGAATAGTTCCAATGCCTGGTATAGAAAGTTTAGATGTAAAATCTTTAAATCGAGGTTCATTAAAAAAAGCTACTGTTAAACTTACTGCTCAAACTAGAGACCAACTTGCTATTTTAGACGTTCTATATATGCGTCTAGGATACACAGTTTTAATTGAATGGGGTAATTCAATCTACCTCGCTTCAGAAAACCGTACTACACCAGAAGGAGATAGAATTGAATACGGAAGATTACAACAAATGTATACTTCTCTTATTGAAGACAACAATGGTTGGTTTAATTCAGCCTATGGAACCGATAAATCATATTCAGATATTACTACTCAAATAGCTAAAGTTAGAGAATTATATAATGGAAATTTTGATGCCTTATTAGGTAAAGTTTCAAATTTTAATTGGTCTTTTAACTCCGATGGTTCATATAGCGTAGAACTTACCATCATTAGTTTAGGTGATATAGTTGAATCTTTAAAAACTAATGTACCTGCTTCTTATAATACATTAAAATACGTTAATCAGACGGGCACGGCATGGATAACAGAAGATGATACATTAGACCAACATAGAAAAGATAATATTATATTATCTCTTCTTCATACTTTAAGAGTATTAAACCAAAACCCTACAGGAACTCCTATTACGATTGAAACCGGAGGCCAACAAACTGCTTATCCTGGAAAACTTCTTACAATAGGTGGTTCAACTATTAAATTTAGTGATTATACTTTAACACTAACTACTACAGTTGGTTTTAAAGATACAAATACAGGAGAATTTATATCTTCTGATAAATTAGTTGAAGGATATTATAAAACTACTGGAAGAAAACTAACTTTTAACGAAGCCCTAGACCTCGTTACAACCCTTCCAGAACAAGAAAAAAGTAAAGGAGCAGAATATTTTAAAGGATACGGTTACAAAATAGAAGGAAGAGGAGCCGCAGAATTTGCAAAAGTTGTTTTTAGAAATAAATATGCCTTTAGAACCTTCTCTAGATCAAAAACATTTAGTGATACAGAATGGAAACAATATGAAGAATTCAAAAAAACATATGGAGAATCAGAAGTTTTAACTGAAAAAAATAAAGAGGTACAAAATAATCCCGTAGTTATTTTTAGAAAATCATTTCTTGATGAAGTCCCTGGATTTAGCCTTAAAAAAGAAAAAAAAGTTAAAACCGATAACGGAAATGAATCTATTACCCCAATAAACATACTTAGTGATGGTATTCAAAATAGTATTGAAAATAGTACATATAGTTTAGAAGAGAACGATATTAAATTTACCGAAGAAACCAGTAAATCAGCTGATGCAAAAAACACACAAGAAATTTCAAATCCATTAAAAGGAACAGGTTATGAAGAACAAGATGCCTTTGTATTAAACCTAGACAAACCCCAATATTATATACGATTTGGTTACTTACTTAATTTATTAAAGAAAAAAGTAATTACTAAAATTAATTTAACAAGAGCAAATTATGATGATAAGCCTGGTCTTTTTAATATTGATACTGGATTTTCTCCTATGTGTTGTCTTCCACTTCAAATTTCATTTGATTGGAGAACTTGTATTGTATCTCGAGAAAATTTTAATAGAGAAAATTCTTGGAAACAAAATATATTTAAGCAATTAAAACCTTGGCAAGATACAAGCAAAAATAATACAGCTGATTCTATGAATGTATATTTAAATTTTAATTTCATAGCAGAAAGTATGACTTCCAATTCCGATGATAGAGGAAATATTTCAGTTTATGATTTTATTAAATCCATGTGTGATGGAATTAACAAAGCTTTAGCAGGTGTTAATAACTTAGAACCTATTATAGATGAAGATTCAAATACCCTGCGTATTTTTGATTCTACCCCTATACCAAGAGAATCCATTAACCCAGGATATAAACTTCAACTCTATGGATATGGTAATGGGGTTACTAATCCTAAAGATTCTTCAACATTTGTTAGAAAAGTTGATTTAAAAACCGCAATTACCCCAGAATATGCTACTATGATTACAGTAGGAGCTACAGCTAATGGATATGTTAAAGGAACAGAAGCAACTGCATTTGCTAGGTGGAATGATGGATTAACTGATAGATTTAAAACTGAATTAGTAGCAGCTGATGTAGAAACCCAACAAAATGGAGTTAAAAATGATGTAGAAGACACAGTTGCAAGTTTCCAATCAGCAATGAATTGGACTGCAAGATGTTTTGGGATTGAAGGAGCTGGTAAAATATGGGAATGTTTTCCAAATAAATAAGTTATTATATGCCACATTTTGTAGACTCAAGGATAAACGAAAATTTAGAAGTAGCAACTGAATATTTTAAAACTTTAGTTGCTTCCAAACAAAGAGATGCTGAAAACAGACAAAAGCAATCAGCAGGTTCTGTAGGTTTTATTCCATACAATATCTCATTTACTATGGATGGTATAAGTGGGATAAAAATTTACAATGAATTAGCTTTAGATACTAATTTTCTTCCTGCAGGATATACAAAAACTACAGACTTTATAGTAACAGGTGTAGATCATAAGATTCAAGGTGGTGATTGGGAAACTAGTATAAACGTAACTTTAATTCCTAAAACCGGTCCTATAGATAATGTTATAACTAGTAGCCTTTCATTTGCTGCTCAAACCGAAGAAGCTCAAGCTGATAATATTTCTGCCCCAGTTACGCTTGGTTCAACTGCTCCACTTACTGGAGGAGATAATGTAGAAAAAGCTTTAAGATTCTTTATAGACCAAAAAGGATACCCTAAATGGAAAGCTGCAGGTATAGTAGCAGCAATAATGGGTGAATCTGGAGGAAAATTAAATCCTCAAGCAGTAAATCCATCATCTAAAGCTTTTGGAATCGCCCAATGGTTAGGAAATAGAAGAACACAATTAGCAAAAGTATCCCCAGGAACTGATTCTACACTTGAAGGTCAATTAACTTATTTATATGCTGAACTCCAACCCGGAAGTGGTTACACTGATGGCATCGCAAAACCTTTCATTGCCCAGGCTACTAATGCCGAAGAAATGCTAGCAGCAATGGCTACTTTTGAACGATGGGGATATCCAGTTAGTCTTTTTAGTAAGAATAATAAATCTTATCAAAAAGTATATGAAATTATGAAACAAGAAGCTATATCTGCAAATAGTCCTGATAAATCATTTAAAGATAGAATAGCATATTTAGCTCAAGTTAAAGAATTAATTATAAAACTTTACGGAAGCTTTTAAATTATGCCACATTTTGTAGATTCAAGAATAAATGAAAATTTAGAAGTAGCAACTGAATACTTCAAAGTCTTAGTCTCTGGCAAACAAAAAGATACTGAAGGAAAACAAAAACAATCTGCTGGATCAATTGGTTTTATCCCCTTTAACATTTCATTTACTATGGATGGTATTAGTGGAATTAAGATTTACAATGAACTTTCTATAGATACTAGTTTTTTACCCCCTGGATACACTAAAACAACTGATTTTATTGTGACAGGAATAGATCATAAGATTCAAGGCGGTGATTGGGAAACTAATGTTACTACTACATTAATCCCTAAAACCGGCCCTATAGACAATATCATAACTAGTAGTATTTCATTTGCTGCCCAATCTGAAGAAGCCCAAGTTGATACTGCCCCTACAGTTAACATACCTGCAGGTACCGAAGGTGGGAATGGAAGACTTCCTGATAGTGCTTTAAAAAGCGTAGGAGGAATTAATAAATTAGCAGTTGAAGCTGCAGATGCATATTTAAGAATGGTAGAAGACATGAAAAAAGAAGGTTTAAATCCTGTTTTAGGTTCTTCTTACAGAACATATGAAGCCCAAACGGCTATATTTGACTGGGAATATTATGTAGCTACTGGTGGATCATATAATGATACTTCTCCTAAAGCTGGAGCTAAAAGACGTAAAATAAAAACCGAGAATGTAGCGGCAGCATTCCCTGGAACTTCAAACCATGGTTGGGGTAAAGCTATTGATATTCAACCTAAAAATGTACAAGATTGGATTAAGAAAAATGGCGTTAAATATGGATGGTCTTGGTATGAAGGTAAATCTGTTAATGAAGATTGGCATTTTACCTATGATCCTTCCAAAACAGAAGTATACGTTTAAACATATTTATTAATATGGCATATTACCCTAAATCCCAAGTTAAGACAGATCTATACACTAATGGGGGAGAATATACTACCACTTCAAATCAATTTTCCTCAGTTGCTGAATCTTATATAGGGTATTACTATAAAACTTCAACAGGACAACTTTTTACAGGAAAAAATCCTCAAGAAAGTCCAAGTTTACCTTTATACCCATATTCACCACTTTTAAGCAATCTTGAAGTAGGTAGAGAACTTCAAACTCCTGCTAATAATTTGATCATAACCAATATTTTAGAACCAAAATATCAATATAGTAGCATTGTTACTCCTCAAGATAGAATTATCCCTCAATTTAATTTAACTTTACCTACTGCTGAAGATAAAAAACGTGGTTACTTTATACGCTATTTTTGTAAAAAAAATAATGAATTAATTTACTTTGAAATTTCCCAATCCGATCACGATCGTGTAAAAAACCAAGACCCAACAACAGCATATGATTTATACTCAGTACTATCATTACAATGGTCTATTATGGGGGATCCTTCCCAAGTAGCATTGTTTAATTCAACTAGTGTAAACAGAGCATCTTCAATAAATAATTGGACAGGATTTGTTCAATATTTTAAAGGAGATTTTACTAGATATTTGGGTTTTTAAAAATAAGTTAGTATCTTCAAAGCATGTACTGGCTGATAGAAGATCCTAAACATATTGAATTACTCGCAAGTTTAAAACATGATGTAGCTTATGTTGAGGTAATACCCAACTCACATAACTTACATGCTGTTGAAAATGATGTGTGTGCTTTATATATTCGTCCAAAAAATGATACAAAAGGATACATTATTCCTGTAAATCATAGCGAAACAATAAATGCAACAATAGAGGATTGTTTAAAAGTATTAAACAGTATACAACACATTTATGTAAGGGATAGAAAAGAGTTTTTACATTATTTTGCTCTTAAGCATTGTATACAACCCTCCCCCTCCCCCAATACGTATATACCTCAACTAACAACAGCTCACACACAAATTTACAACAGGTACCCGGAGATACAAAATCTAAACACAATTGTACCGATCGTAAAACATTATGAGGTATGTGAACAAAACTTTGCAAACTACGAAGAAATAAGATTTAACTCGTTTTACAATAAGGCGGCATTGGTGTTTAATCAACTAGAACGAGCGGGTATAAAAGTAGACCAAGTGTTATTTGAACAGTACTTTGACAAAGAAGCAAACGAGTTTATATACACGCACTATAACTTAAACACATTAACAACAAGACCATCAAACACTTTTAACAATATAAATTTTTCAGCATTAAATAAAGACAATGGAGAGAGAAAATGTTTTATACCGCGCAACAGTTCATTTTTGGAAATGGATATTAGTGCTTATCACCCTACCCTTCTTGCTAACCTACTTGACTATACTTTCGATAGCCTTGATATTCATGGGAGTTTCGCTACAATGTATAATGTGGATTACGCCAAAGCGAAAGAAATTACGTTTAAGCAACTTTATGGAGGAGTTTGGAAAGAATATAGGGAACTTCCCTTCTTTAAAAAAGTAGTAGCATATACTGACGATTTGTGGGAAACATTTAACTTTAGTGGACATATTAAATGCCCCATTTCGGATTATAAGTTTTATAACAACGAACTGGAAAATATGAATCCGCAAAAGTTGTTAAATTACGTGTTACAAAACTTGGAGACCGCAAATAATGTTAATATATTGTGGGATATATTTAAGATATTGCGAGGGAAAAATACTAAACTCGTGCTATATGTTTATGATTCATTTTTATTTGATTATGATGAAAATGAACCTGATGTAATGCTTAAAATATTAGGAATATTTAACAAATACAAATTACAAGTTAAAACCAAAAAAGGTACAAACTACGATAATATTAAATAAAAGTTATGAACATCACTTTGGAACAACCCCGTCATATGTATAATCAATTCGACTATGATTTTACATTTGATACGTTATTGATGAACAATAGAATTTACTTCCTTGGATGATTTAGAGGCGTTAGTTGGAGAACTGTCAAGACGTTATTCTATCATGTACAATAAAATGTTTGTGTTACATGTTAAAAGCAATAACGAGTATGTTATCACATACAATGTAGATCAAGGTAACATAAATGACATTCCCGACAATACCATTTTGGTACACAGAAAAAAAGAATCAAATACACTATATACAATAAATGCCCTAAACGAGTTGATTAAAAAACTCAATGGAGGAGCAGTTGATACAAATTTCCCAGTAAACTGGCAACACTATAGAAATTGTATATTGCTAACTCAACACAATGAGATAAAGCAACTAAACACAAAGATTTTTAAAATAGTTGAAATTTAGTTTGGTTTAGTGAATAAAGGTTATTATATTAAAGTTGTAAACAAATAAATTAGTTATACTATGAATCTAGATGCAATCAAGAAGAAACTTGAGTCGATGCAAAAACAACCCTCATCAGGTGGTGGCTCAAACAACCAAACAAAGCGCTTTAAACCGCAAGTTGGTAAACAAACGGTTCGTGTTGTTCCTTTCAAATACAACAAAGAGTTTCCATTTACGGAAATGAAATTCTACTATGGTATTGGTAGTAAAAAAGTAATCGCTTCTCCTTTGAACTGGGGCGAAAAAGATCCAATTGCTGAATTTGCAAAACAACTTCGTGGTACAAACGACAAAGAAAACTGGCGCTTGGCTAAGAAATTAGATCCGAAAGTTCGTATCTTTGCTCCTGTAATTGTTCGTGGACAAGAATCTGAAGGTGTTCACTTGTGGGAATTTGGTAAAGAAATTTAACAAAACTACTATTCAACCGTCAATGAAAACGTCTCCATTATCTGAAGATAATAAAGAATTGGAATTGTGGTTGGATGATCAAGTTAATCCAAAAGACATTTACAAAATGCTTCCTTTTGATGATATCAAAGCAGCACTTCAAGAATGGTTGAACCCTGAAGAAGATGAAGACTTTACTCCATCAGATGGTCTACTCCCAGTAGAAGAAAAGGAAGAAAAACCTCAATCAAACTATAGCTTGTCTACTAAACCAGCAGCTAAAAAATCAAAAGCAGAAGCATTTGATGATTTGTTTGAAGAGGATGATGATATGCCATTTTAATTTGAATTAAGGTTATGGCTAAAGGAAGAAAATCGCTAACTGAGGCGGCGGACAAAGAACTGAAAACCGCCTTTAGTTTAGACAAATTTAAGGCAAACAAGGGTTTAGCGTCAAACGTTAAGTTCAAGGAGCAAAAATGGATTCCATTTTCTCCGGCTTTGCAAGAAGCACTATCTATCCCTGGAATTCCTATGGGCCATAACTCAATGGTTCGAGGAAAATCAAATACAGGGAAATCTACTATGACCATTGAAGTAGCAGTTAATGCTCAAAAAATGGGAGTACTCCCTGTATTGATCATCACCGAAATGAAACATGATTGGAACCACTGGAGAACCATGGGTTTCGAAATGGAAGATGTAGTTGATGAGGAAACAGGTGAAATTTTAGATCAAACTGGATTCTTTATTTATCGAGATAGAAGTTCTTTGAACTCAATTGAAGATATTGCTGAATTTATCATTGATCTTTTAACTGAACAAAAGAAAGGTAATTTACCATACGACTTGTTATTCATCTGGGATTCAGTTGGTTCAATTCCATGTCAAATGTCTATTGAACAAGG